CGTTTTGGGAATATCTCTATGCGAGATTGGGTAGACGAACCTTCTTCGCCTGCACTGTCAATGGGTTAGGAGCAATCGCGATAGGACCGAACCGCGAACGTCGCTGTAAGTCCTTGTCGCATCAAGCGATTTGGGATTGACGCCAACGATCCCAAATGCGTCGGCGCCGACCCAATCGCGAGCGCCCATGAACGCACCACACGCGACGCGGTACCTGATGCCGCAGTTGATGCCGCACCTGATTGTGCACCTGACCAAGCTAGGTGGTGTCGCAGTGATGTCGCAGCTGAGGCGCCGAGCTCTCCGAACAAGAGGCTCGTGGCTCGTGGCGCGGCTTGCGGCTCGCGTTGATGCGATCAGCAAAGAGGATGTTCTCTTCAATGGCGATCGAACGACCACAATGCCGCGCGGTTGCGGGACAACTAGACCGCGAGGCCGAATTCGCAGGTCATGGTCGTCGGCGCCGCTTCCCTACTTCAGTTGACCGAGCAGCTTGATTGCGCCGACGTCCTTCCGGGCGGCAAGCGCAGCCACTCCACCGGTGACATAGACCGCAACTGCACGCAGGAGCTCGGCCAGCTGGCGTGCGGCACCCGGATCGAAACGACAGTAAGCGCCGCGGGTCAGGCGTGCGATCTCCCGGAACACATGTTCGACCTCGGGATCGTGACCCTCCTGAAACATGAAGGCGCGCACGCCGAGGCGCCCGAGCTCATGCGCGGCAGGGATAACCGTGTCTTCCTCCTCTTCGAAGGCGTCGCCGACAAAGATCAGGGCGCTTACCTGGAGCAGCTTGGTTTCCTTCGCCGCATGATCGAGGATCCTGCCAATCTGGGTCTCACCCGACCGACACATGATCTTCGACATGGTGGTGGCGAGGTGGGCCGAGTCAGAAATCCAGCGCGAAGCCCGGCACTCGTCGATGCCCCGGTAATAGACCAGTTGCAGGTCGAGCCCGCCAGCGCTAGCGGCTTCGCGAAACATCTCAGCCTGTAGCTTGCACGCCGTGTCCCAGGTCTGCTCGCGGCTTGCGGTAGCGTCGAGAGCGAAGATGAGCCGTCCGCGTCCACTCTGACCGCCGGAGGCGAGCTGCTTGACCTCCTCGAGGAAGCTATCGAGCTGCGACTTGGCCGGGGCGCTTTCGCCGCGGTTCGTAACCTGATCGTTGGGCATATGACCACTCTCCTTTGATGGGACCCTTTGGACTTTTGGGACTTCCACTCTCAGCCCCATAATTTTCGCAGGTTGCGAAAATATAGAGCTAATGGTGGAACTCCAAAAAGTCCCAAGGTCCCACTCATTTCACTTCCGAAAGACAGAAGGCAGCGCGGTTTGCTGAGGCTTGTTTTCGGATCAGCCAGAACCTGCGACCGTCAGGCACCCTCACCACGCGACCAGTATTGCGACGCAGCCATTCGCCCAAGCGCTTGGCTGAAACGCTGCCGTTCTTGTCCGCAGCCACTTGTAGGAGGAATTCCTTGTGCGGATTAGAATTGAAGCCGACAACCGCAGCGGCCCAAGCCTCAATGATGCTTGCGGTTGTGTACGGATAATCGAGCTTGAGATCGCCTAACCATAGATCGACCAGCTCGCGAAGGTCAGCAAGCTCAGGATCCTCAGCTTGGGTCATATCAACGCTCGCCACCGGATCGGCCTCGCGTAGCCAGATCAACGGGCTGCGCACCATGGCCGACCACTCGGCATAACTGCCGAATGGCCCGCACACTTCGGGCGCACCGGCCGCGAGGTAGGCCCGCATGATTGTCAGCGCGGCCGCGACATAGGTCGCCCGGTTCGCGCCGGCTTGCCTTAGCGTGTTGCGGTTGAACTTCCGTAGCTCCGGGCGCTCGTCCCGCGCCTCGAGATTGCAGACCAGCCCGCGGCGGGTCATATCACCCTTGAAGCCGATGTTATTACCGGTCGCGTAGACGGCGGTGTGGACCTCGCAGTCTGGCGTCTCGCTGTAGCCGAGTATCCGAACCTTGATCACCGGCCGTTCGGCCATCTGACACAGGAACTCACCGCCGAGGTCGTGGCTGCAATTATCGAGACTGACCATCGGTATGCCGCTCAGCACGATGGCGCCAAGACGCTTTTCGGTCTCCTCCACGCTCTTGAGCGCGGTGATGACGGGGCAGAGCCGGCCGGTGGCAATTGTCGCAAAGACATCGATGAGATAGCTCTTGCCCGTCCCCGCCATGTGGGCGGCGATCAAGTGCATCGGCGCGGTAGGAAGCGAGCCGCGCACTAAAGCGGTCAGCAATCCCGACAGCGCGACCGAACGATTAAGCTGCTTCTCGTGCTCGCCGCCGATGCACCTGAAGGAAAATTCCGAGAGCAAGTCGGTCAGCAGCTCGAGCGCCGTTAGCGCCTGATCCCTGGTCGGGTGCTCCGGTATCGGCGAGATTTGAAACCCGGGCGTGAGGTAAAGCTCGGTTTCGGGGTCATAGCCCGGCTCGGCAAGCAACGAACCATCCGGGCGCAATGTGGGCGTAGTAATGATGCCGGAGACGTGCGGGAGCCGCCAGCGCCGCTCGCTCGCGAGCAGGACGCGCACATAATGCAGTGGCGGGTCGGTATCGACCAGCGTCTTACGCCGCTGGTTCCATTTCTGAAACGCCGCAGCCTCGGCAATCGGAGCTAAGAAGCTTTCCGGCGAGAGCTCACGCAAGCGCGCGACCGTAGTTTTGCGGCCGTCCGACGCTGGCATGATCTCGGCCACGGGCTCGACCAGTCTTCCGGCGCGCGAGAACACCGGCGAGCCCGATGCAAGCAGCGCGTCCTCGGTCTCCGTGAGAATGCGAAGCAGCTCGCCGTCTGCAAGTTCAATAGTAGGACGAGCGCTGGTTTGGGACGCTGGCTGCGGCCTACTGCGCGGTTGCTGGGTGCCGGCCGTGATACCGCTGTCGATAGTGGCCCATGTCTGTTGCGCACCATCATCGGCGACTAATCCGCAAGTCTCTGCCGCCTCGAACAATCGTTCGCGCACCTCCTGCTCGTCGAGAGCGTTACCGCCAACAAGCTGGCCGAGATTAAACGCGGCAGTGTTGAGTATGTTGTTACGCGTGTGCGGCTGTGCAGAAGCGACGTTCTTACACTCGCGCTCGAGCGCCGCCTTCGCATAGGCGCTCGCCTTCTTCGCCTTGGCGAGCGTGATCAGCCAGGGCGGCGCCAAGGCGGCAGTCTGTGGACCACCCGGCTCCCATTGATACGTTCCGCCGGTGGCGTTCCGGCTCGGTGGCCAAATGACATAACCGCCGTTTCCGCGCACATCGATGCCGGGACCGATCTTGCCAGCGCTGTTACGGATTTCGACATTGGGGTCCCAAATCCAAATCAAGTGCCGGCCACCGCGCGGCGTGGTGGTCACCCAGGTGGACGGAAGCGCACCACGCCGGGCGATCAGTTGATCGAGCGTGGCTTTGCCGTCGATCTTTTTGGTGGGATCGACGTCAAGGTCAGTTGCCCACATCCCGCTCGCGGGACCCATCGGTACGCCGATCATGGCGTAATTTCTCGGGATCATCGAACCCGCGCGGAAGCAACTCACCAGCGCGTGTCGCCGCGATAATGTTGGCCGCACGATCACTCCATTGCTGTGCGCGTTCGGCATCGAATGGGACGAAGAAGTGCAGCAATTCACAGGTGTCGGCGTTGGTGACAGTGAATAGCGCGGGATTGGTGATGTTCAGATACGCCTGATAGAGCGAAACCTGTGCAAGGTAATTGGAGTGTCTCTTTTCGAGCCCGTCACGCTCGATCTCACGGTAGCTCGTGGCCTTCAGGCACTTGCACTCCCAGATCAGCGGATAGATCACGTAAGCGCCAAGCAGATCGGGGCCGTGAATGATGATGCCGTCCGCATGTCCGCGCAGCGCGCCATCGACGGCGGTGAACTTGCACGCCTCCGGCGGCGCGAACCTGAAACCAGCTGCAACAAGATGCCGGCGCGCACGCTCTTCGAAATAATGACCGCGATCGAAAATCTCGCGCGTCCTGGCCGGGAGCTCGGGTTTTATCCACCAATCGAACTGTATGCGGCGCAGACATTCGTGCCCGACAATGGATGCACCGAGATACGGCCGCGGCAATTCCGCCGTCGTGGCCGCGGCGCGCTCGATCGCCGTGTTGATCGCGGTGTTGATCGGCGCGATCGATAGGTGGGCACGATTGAAATCCATCGCACGTAACTCACAGCTTGATTTCGTCGTTGAATTCGTCGGGCGTCATCAAAGGCCCGCCGGCGGCGGCGTTAGCCTGGCGCGCGATCGTGGCGGCGCTCGATTTCCTGCTGACGCCCTTATCGCTGAGATCACGCGCGATCATGGCTTTGCGGATCAGCGGCATGGCCTTGAGCAGGAACTCGATGATGGTCTCGCGCGGCCACTCGGCGAGCGGCTTGGACCAGTCGACGCTGCCCGAGCAGGCGTTTGCCAACTCTGGCAAAATGGCCGCCACCGCGCCCGCGTCCCATGGCTGCGGGTCGAGCGCCGTCATTCTGATTGTCTGCTCGACGTCGAGCTGTTCTGCGGTGGCTTGTCGGGCCCGCATGCCGATCCAGGCAAACAGGATTGCGGCAACGATCCAGCCCCACTCCGTGTCGCTCAGCCGTCCGATCGGCGTGCCGGGCGGAATGGGGCCGTCCATCTGGACGACCCCGCGCGCGCCAGCGATAGCGGCAGCGGTGGCGTCCCGCTGCCACTGGTCTTCGAGGGCGGACAGGCTGACCTGTCCGACGGGGTTGCGGATCCGGCTCACTGCGCCCACCCCGGCCGCTCGACGGGGGGAGCAGAGGGCGTCGGCGCAGCAGCGCTGCCTCCACCACCATCGAACGGGGGCGGCTGCTCGACCGGCTGGTAGTCTTTCTTGTCAGGCGTGATGACGCTGACGACGATGTTTCGAGCCGGATAATTACCGCTGCCCTCCTCGTGTCCGATTCTAGCCATGAAGCTCTTGCCGTCGAACCACTTGAGGCTGACGGTGCGGGCCGCACGCGCCGCGTCGCTCTCGTCCTTGGGCTTGAGATTGAGCGCGCTATCAATGATCGCCTTGAGCATCTCGAGGGTGCGGACAACCATTTGCTTCTGTCCGTCCGTGGTGCCTTCGGTGATGAAGCGCTGCCAGACCTTGCGTCCCTTGTACTCTCCATCGAGAACGGTGAAGTCACAGTGAAGCATCTCGCAGTCGCCCTCCTTGCTGCGCTTGCACATCCCGTCTTCGCCGACACCGCCGGCGATGATGTGCATGCCAACGATGGCGATGGTGTCGTCCGGAATTAACGACGACGGTACGTCCGTGTAGTCACGTGGCATTGAGTGCCTCCTCTAGGTTTGAGCAGATTGCTCGGTGGATGAAACGGTGATGAACGGCTTGCGCTGGCCGGGGCCGGTAAGCTTCTCGATCAGCGCGCCAAGGTTTGGCGGTTCGATTTGCTCGAGCCGGCCGGAACGGTCTTTGCTCGGATAGCCCCAGATGTTTGGGTTGGTGCAGACGAACGCACGCGCGGGCGGCTTGCCGTCGCCGAAGTTGATCCAGTTCATGGTGATGATCTCGTCGACGATCGCCGGCAGCTCGCGCCCGGTCTTGTTGCCTTCGATCTGCGGCTGCCAGGTCGCGACGTTGAGCTCATCGATATTGCGCTCGAGCACCGCGATGAAAACGACACTGCGCCTGCGCGCGTGCTGTAATTGGTTCAGCCACGCTATCATCATGCGAGCGTGCAGCCCGTAGATCGCGCGCAGATCCTTGCGCCCGCGGTCGGTAAAAGCCTCCGGCAATTGTTCCGCATGAGTAAAACAAAGCCGTCCGGCGCCGGTCAGGCTGTCGATGAAAAGGATGTCGTAGGATGCGAGCCGTGCGAGCTCGGGATTTTTCATCACCGCGTTGAAATGCGCCTCGCTGTAGACAGAGGTCGCTGGCAGCGCCGGGTTGAATCCGCCGAGCACAACAGCGAGGTCGCAACACTCCACCCATGTCCGCGGACGCACGCTTGCAACCGGCAGGTCGGCAACCGCGATGTCGCCAGCTTCGATGTCGACGAACAGGGTCGACGCGAGCAGTTCCGCGCTCAGCGTGCGCAAGAGCGAGGTCTTGCCGACGCCGGACGGGCCGACAATCAGGATTTTGGCGCCGCTCTTTTCGCCGAGCCGTTCGTCAGCGGTGATGATCTTCATGGTACGCGCCCCTTTGCGCGGTCGCGGCCCTGCTGCCCGCTCACGAGATCGTCGAGCATGGCGTCGAGTTCCGCGCGCGCCGGCTGCGGCTTGGTCTTGGTCCGCGGACGCTTTGTCTTTTTCTCGCTCTCGCGCTTGCGGATAAACTCAGTCCACAACTGACGCTCTCTAGAGGCGGTCATGGTGCAGGTCCTCAGAATGGCGGATCCTCGAGGGGCGGCGGCTCGGGCTGTTTCACTGCCTTGCGGGCGGTTTTCGGACGACGGCGGTTTGCGACCTGCATCGCGGCATCAGCCCAACGGAGATTTCCCGGTTCGTAGCCGCGATCATTATTGATGCGATCCATGGACAGCCCGTCGCCGGGCACGCCCCAATCGGCAAACCAATTCACAAAGTCACAGTAGTAATCACAGACGGTGACGGGGTCGGGGTCGCGGCCGCCGTAATAGGCGTAGCCGGTGGCGTTTGGGTTGAAGCAACGCTGCAACATGCTGCAATGGCGTCGGTAGATGCGAGTTTTTGACATGCCGTGCATCGTGTTGCGCTTTACGCTTGCCTCTCGTCGAAGGCACCCGCAGGAACGTGAACGTCCCCGCCGTAACTCGCTTCCGGCCACGACACACTCGACACCGCAGTCGCAACGACAAAGCCAACAAGCGGTAACGCTATTTCCCCAACGTCGTCGTTGCGGGAAAAGCGCAACCACCTTCAGACGGCCAAAGCGCTTTGCCATCTTGCCAACCCTCTTGCAACAAAACGGCCGCCGAGATCGGTGCGGCCTATCCTCACCGCCGCATGCCTCCAAGCCTACCCGGAATAAGCCTGTCCGAAACGACGAGATCAATTCGCTTTGAGCACCCACAGCTGGTTGACTTGCCGTTACGTAAGTCCTTCCCGCGCACGACATGCTTCTCGCCGCAGTCGCAGACACAATCCCAACAAACGGCGGTTCCTCCAGCGCAGCGGTATCGCTCTGGATGAATCGCAACAGCGACCAAGCGTCCAAATCGCTTTTGAGTGAGGTCGATAAATCCGCTCATGACGCATCCATTCTGAGAAGCTTTCGAACGTGCGAGCGCAGGCCGCGCTCGAAGCGACGGCTTGGGTGATTGCCACGGGGCAGTCGGATGAGGCGGCCGTCTTCGAGATGGATTTCGGTATGCTTGCCCGCTTGGTGAATGCGTTTCACCCCGATGCCTTCGTCGCGTAGGACTGTGAGCGCATGTCTAAGCGGCCGACGCATGTGACTTCCTTCGAAAAAGCGGCGCCCCAGTTCGTTAGCGAGGCGCCGCCCGCGCGTTGGCGCGGGGCGACGCCGCTTGCAGTTTCTAGTCAGGCAGCATGCTCGATCATTGCCAACGCGTTTATGGTGTTGGTGATGCCGCCGAAGGCCCTCACCACGCCGGCGAGCTGCTCCTCGGGGCTGACCGAGACCGGGGGTGGCAACGTCTTCATTGGTGGCAGCAGCGGGAGAGCACCGCTCTCGATGAGCGCCCGCTCCCGCTCTGGCCGCCGGATCGCCCAGTGCGCGTATGTCGAATTGACGACTGCCAGCCACGCCGACTGGGTCACAGTCGGGCGGACTAACTGGACATCGCCGGTGTAGAGGTCACGAGCAAGGAAGGCGCGCTCGGCTTTGGACAGCTTCGCGTGCGCCAGGTATTGGCCGGTAACGGTGCGCAAAAGCGCCGTCCCATTGACCAATTCGTGCCTGACCCCATATTCTCGCTGCTTCCCATTCTCCATGGATATTCTCCGTAAGAGCCTTCGTCTTGGGAGATCGGCGCTGCCAACGCCGATCCTTCCCTTCCGCTGCGACCAGGCTCGGAGCCGCGGCGGCTTTTGGGCGAAATGCTCAAAACCTATGTCGCGCGGCCGCGGCGTCCTTTCTTGGCGCAACGGTTCTCCTTCGCGTGCTTGCAAATGATGGTGACGGAGTCGGTGTCGATGTCGCCGATCGCGGCGGTGAGCGCTCGCAAGGCCGCTAAGGCTTCGCGCTCGTAGGCCGCGGTATTGGGGGACATCGTCTCTGGCTTGGCGGCAATCCTGACCAGGCTCAAAGCTTTGCGCAGAACCTCACTCTCGCGCAGAAGCACGAGGCCGTCTTTGCTGGGCAGCCCAAAAATATGGCGCGCGAGCTCGAGGCGCCATGAGGCTCGCGGAATAACGCGGAAAGTTGCCTCAAGGGTATAGCTATTAAAAACCTCGCTGGCTTGGGTATCGCTCAGCGCCCGCAGGGCCGCCAGCACCCTCATCACCGCCGGATCAAGTGCCTCGTCCTCCGCCTCTACAGCCGCGGCGTCCGCGGCGGCGGATGTCTCCTTGGCGGCGGACCCTTTATTGCCGGCGGGCTTGGGAGGGCGTTTCTTTGTGATCAATCGCCGAGCATCGCGCAGCGAAAAGTCAGGGTTGCCTTTCCGCGTGATCTCGATCTTGGTCCGGTGCGCAGCCAACTGCGCGTACAACAACGTGGTGGAGACAACGATACGGTTCTCAATCAACCAGCCCTTCAAGCTGGGAACGCGAGCCTTCACCACGAGCGCGGCATCACCCACGTCCATAGCTTGGTCTAACGTTAGACCGCGCGCAGCTTGGATGGCCTGATGGATGGCCTGATGGCCGTCACGGATTCGGCGCGCGAGCTCTTCGAGTGGGACGCACTCCTGCCCATAGTCGGAAGGGACGGGGAGATCTGGTTTAACGGCGGAACGTGGATTATATAACATCTCGTCGTGTTCCTGAGCTTGGCGGTGAAGGGCACGCAACAAACAAGCCCCCGGCGCAGCAGCTGCTGCCCGGGGGTCTTCCTTATTCAGCCGCGACGCCGGCAAACATCTCGCGCAACCGATCAAGCTCGCGCTGCGTCATGCGCTCCTGCCCCCCGGACTGGATTGTTTTTGCCTGCTTGAGCGCGATCGCCGTTCGCAGAGTTTTGTAGGAGACATCAAGCTGATCGGCGGCCGCGGGGATGCTGTAGCCGGCACCACTGCGGCGGCGGGTGGGTTTGATGG